GTATTCCTAGTACACCCGGTTATGATACTTTTGATGGTGGGTTGGGGAGTAACACTACCAACTATACTTATTATCAAATGGCCGGGGTGTCTGGTACTGCCGATTCTAACTCTAACTGGATGGAGTGGGAATTTGAGTCTGGAACAGCAAGCCCTGGTAAAGAAACTCAACTTCATGGTTGGGCTGTAAATTACTAAGGATATAACAAATGGCATTATCGAAAATAAATTCAAAAATGCTTCATTCAGCATTACCTTCCCTAGACGGAAGTAGTCTTACTGGTGTGGGTGTAGATGGTATTACATCATCTGCTGATGCAACTGCGATTACTATAGATGCTAATGAAAAAGTTGGATTAGTAACAACCACACCTAATAGTTACGAGGCAGAAGCTAGTCAATTAGTTGTTGGAACTACTAGTGGTAATAACGGAATATCCATAGCCTCTGGTACTTCAAATGTAGGTAGCATCTACTTTGCAGACGGAACTACTGGTAATGCAAAATATAGAGGATACATTACTTATACTCACACTACCGACAAGTTTGATTTTGGTACTGGTGCAAATACAAGAATGACCATTGACCAGAACGGTAATATAACAAAACCAGCACAACCCTGTTTTCTTGCTTGCTTGACTTCCAACGCTAGTAACGTAACAGGTGCAGGTACTGGGTATTCAACAGCCGGAAAAACTTTTACTGAAATTTATGATGTTGGTTCAAATTTTTCAAGTGGCACATTTACTGCACCAGTAACAGGCAAATATATTTTGTTTGGCTCATTCTATTTTGCTAATACAAATACAAATAATAATCAAACTATAATTTATTTTACAACATCAAACAGAAGTTATAACGCTCACCGTTCACACGGCAATAATATTTACCCTTATCAGGGGAACTTTACCCATAGTGTAGTCGCAGATATGGACGCGTCAGACACCTTCCATATGACAGTTAATATGTATGGTCATTCCAGCGATACAGTACACGTTTATGGAACTGGCACTCCTCAAAACGGTACTTTTATGGGAGCCGCATTAATAGCGTAAGGAAAAATATGAAACTAACACAAAGACAATTAGACGTTCTTAATCACGTTGTTGCAGATGGGCAAGAGTGGGCCGATAACGCAAAAGAAGCACACGTTTTAGCTAAAATTGAGAAATACGAATCAGCTTATGACGAAGCTGTTGCAAAGGGTAACTACCAAACTCGCAAGCAACGTGATGACGCAGAGGCTAAAGCGGAGCAGGATGCTTATGATAATGCACCTTATTCAGAAAAGCGTAGACGATCTTACCCCCCTATAAGCGATCAATTAGATGCACTCTGGAAGGGTGGGGCTGATGCAGATGAAATGAAAGCTAAAATAAATAAAGTTAAATCCGACATACCAAAGGAATAACTAATGGCTGGATACGTTGGGCGAGGAATAAATTATATTAATTAATAATGAGTAAAGTGAATGGTATTAAAACCAAATATAAAAAAAGATTTAGGTTATTTAATTATTGAAAATTTATATTCTGATTCTGAATTAAAATTTATCTGGAATGAGATTAAACATATTGATTATGTTTTTGATAAAGTTTTTGATGATGAAAAAAAAGAAGAACACAGAAAAACCCATAATGGTACTAATAAGGATGGGATTCCTTTGATGTCGGGTTTCGGTTTATCTTTAGATACATTTTATTCTAATAGAGAATTTTCATCAATTATATCAGCTAGTAGAAAAATTTTAGATAAAGAAGTAGTGAAAGAAATGATTACCATTAATAATGAAAATACTGCTTATGAATTAGTCAATGAAGATTTTACTTTGTTGAATAAATATAAGACAGGAGAAAGTTATAAGAAACATAGAGATTCATCAAGTTTTAGTTCAATCACTTTTCTTTGTGAATCAGAAATTAAAGATGGTGGTATAAAGTTTAGTGATTATGATGTAACAATACCTTTTAAAAATAATTCTTGTGTGATTTTTCCTTCAAGGGTTTATCACGAAACAGAAAGTTTTATTTCAAAAACAGAAAGGTATTCAATTGCACAATTTATGAATATTAAATATTTTATTAATCGTAATGCATAGATATTATTATTTTGATAGTGTTATCAGTTCGGAAGATTGTGATAGTTTTGTAAATTCTTTTGATGATAAAGAATTTGATTCAGGACAAATTAAACTTGATGATACTGGTAATGAAGGTGAAGGAGAAATTCGTAAATCTAAAGTATTATGGATTGATCCAAAGCATATAATGGTCAGAGCTGTTTGGTCTTATATTTTAGAAGTTAATACTATGATAGATGGTTTTAATTTATTACTTGATGGATATGAACCAAAAGCACAATTAACAAAATATGATAATATAGGCGATAATTATAGTTGGCATACAGATACTTTTATTAGTAATAATAAGTCTGATTCTATAAGAAAATTATCATTAAGTTTACAATTATCTAAACCAGAAGATTATAAAGGATCTGAATTACAATTATTTAATGGTGATAAAGAACCTGAAAAATTACCGATTAATCAAGGAAGTATTGTAATATTTAGGTCTGAGGAATGGCATAGAGTTACTCAATTATTAGAAGGTGTCAGATATTCACTTGTATTTTGGGGAACAGGACCACGATTAATTTAGAATAAAAAATTAATGATTTTGAGTATAAAAGTTTTATAAATATATTAAATAGAGATTAAGGAGAGAAATAATGCCATATTTAGGAGCCGTGCCAGCAACAGCTAGTGTTATAGATGTTATTGATGGTACAATAGTAGATGCTGATATTCATAATGCAGCTGCTATTGCTTCATCTAAAATTGCTCATGGTACAACAGCAAATAAAATATTAGCTCTTAATAGTTCTGCACAAATTCCTGCAGTTTCTGGAGCATTATTAACTAATTTGCCCTTGCAAGTTGACGAACCAGCAGCACAAACACCCACAGCTGGACAAACTACTTTTAATATCACTTATACAGTAGGTAGAATTTTAGTTTTTTTAAACGGTGTTAAGTTATTAAAAGGTACAGATTTTACAGCAACTAATGGTACAACAGTAGTATTAACGACTGGTGCAGCTACTACTGATAAAATTGAATTTCTTACATTCTAAATTTATTAACGGAGTAAAGTTATGGCTCTTAGTAGAATAAAAACTGGTGGCATTGAAGATGGTACAATTCAAGATGTAGATATTAATGATGTCGCGACAACTAAACTTACAGGACTTGTCCAGTCAGCAAATTTAGATGCTAGTAATCTTGGAAGTGGAACCGTTCCGGATGCACGTTTAAATATTGGAACTGGTGCTGGTCAATTAATTCAACTTGATGGTTCTGGTAGATTACCAGCGGTTTCAGGAGCATTATTAACTAATGTAGGTTTAGCTTATTCTGAATCAGTAGTTACACCCACAGCAGGACAAACTACTTTTAATATTAATTATACTGTAGGAAAAATTCAAATATTTTTAAACGGGGTTAAACTAGTAGTTGGAACAGACGTAACGGCAACGACAGGTACAACTGTTGTATTTCCTGCTTCACCGGCTTTAACAACAAATGATACAGTATCACTTTGTACTTTCTAAGGGAGAACACACATGACTTTAGCTACATTTGAAACTCCAGAAGTTGGCGCTATAAATTGTCCGGGTGCTACGGAAGATCAGCACAAGGCAAAAGAATGTGATAATTATGATTTTATCACAACTGCTGATCCAACAAAAATGCAAAAGGCAAGAGAAAATAAAGTTTCGGATACAGTAAAAACGGAAGATAAATATTTAAATGGAAAACATGACTTAGAAGGTCATATGAAAATTACTCAAAATTGGACAACTCCAATTGGTGAGTTAGATATTAAATTGCCAGAAGAAATGAGATTAGGTTTAATTCGTTTTGTTGCTTCCCGTGGTTATTGTACAACAATGGGTACTCATAAGAAAACTCAAACACCTGAGTTTGAACGAAATCATTATAATCTTTTTGATTATGGTAAAGATGATCCTGAAGGAGAACATATTAGTTCATTTGAAAAAATTTCATCTGAGATTATTCGATATTACTTAGCAAATTCTTATGATCTTTCATCTGCAGACGATTTAAGAATTGAGGCAAGAGGATTTGGTAATATGCAGACCTATGGCCGTAGAACATATCCTCATTATCATCATGGTTTTGATGGTGTGTTTATTCATTACTTAACAGTTGGTGATGAATTTCAAATAAAAGAATTTAGTGATAATCCAAGTGATACGGAATTAGCAATGATTCCCGCTGGATCAACTGTTGATCGTATAGAACCCGAAGAAGATCATGGAAAAATTAAAGCTACATTTAATTTAGATGAAGATGATTTACCTTGTGATGGTTCGGGTAATTTGATTTTATGTGATCCTAGACCGGCTATTAATTATCCTTATTGTAATAAAGCTATTGCGTGGGAACCTAAAGTAGGAACGACTTTATTACATCCTGCTTATGTTTGGCATGAAAGTAATCATTTTACAGGTAAGGGAATAAGAGCATCTATTGTAATTAATTATCGAGTTTTAACTAGGAATAATTCTGATCTTCTTAAACCACTTAGTAACGTAGATGAACAAGGAAATTTTAGATGAGTAGAGCAAGATTGTTAGCAGATTTATTAGAAACAGATGGGGATGTTAAATCGACTCATTTGGATAATGTGCCTCCGGCTGATTGGTCAAATTTATTAAATAAACCAACTTTAGCAGCTTCTGCAACGACAGATACTACTAATGCCGACAACATTACATCCGGAACAATTCCTCTTGCACGTTTAGGATCGGGAACTCCATCTAGTTCAACACAGTTAAGAGGTGATGGTGCATGGGCAACAAATTGTACTAATCATGGTAATTGTACAACAGATGGAAAAACGAGATGTTCTAATTGTGATGGATTTATTAAAACCGCAAATTGTCAAGTAGGCTCATCTTACAATTTATATATTTCTGGTACAGAAATAAAAGCTACTAGTTCAAATTGTAATTGTAATTGTGCTTGCGCTTGTAACTGTTAAGGAGATACTATGTCACAAAATAGATTAATTGCTGATTTAATAGATAGTGGTGGTGATGTAAAATTAACCCATTTAGATAATGTTCCAGAAGCTGATTGGAATACTTTAACAGGAAAACCAACTTTAGCAGCTTCTGCTACTACGGATACTACGGATGCCTCAAACATTAGTTCGGGAAGTTTGTCTATGACAAGAATTAAACAAGGAGGTTCACACACTAATTATTTACGAGGTGATAATACTTTCGTAACTAACTGTACTAATCATGCAAATTGTACAACGAATGGAAAAGCAAATTGTGCAAATTGTGATGGTACTGCAAAAACAGCTTCTGGTAGTGTTGGATTTAGTGGTTATCTTATAATGACCGGACAGAACATTTCACTACAAGGTGGTAATTGTAATTGCAATTGTGCCTGTGCATGTAATTGTTAAGGAGATAATATGTCAAAAGCAAGACATTTAGCAGATTTATTAGAATCAGATGGAGATGTTGTTACTGGAGGATTAGACAATGCTCCAGACAGAGATTGGAATACTTTATTAAATAAACCAACTCTTGCTGCCTCTGCTACTACGGATACTACTAATGCATCTAACATAAGCAGTGGAATAATTCCGAATGGTCGGTTAGGTTTAAATGGTGGTACAGCCAACAGTACAACTTTTTTAAGAGGTGATGGGCAATGGGTAACTAACTGTACAAATCATCCAAATTGTAGTACCAATGGACAAGCTCGTTGTTCTAATTGTGATGGTACAATTAAATCAGCCTCAGGAAGTGCCAGTATGGCTAATTGTAACGGAAATAATGCCTGTGCTTGTGGTTCTTCTGCTGCATCATTATCTTATAGTGGAACAGCAGTAACACTTTCTGGAAATAATGCTAACTGTAATTGTGCCTGTGCATGCGCCTGTGCTTGCAATTGTTAATTAATTAAAGGAGAATAAAATGTTTAGAAAAACATATGATAGTCTTTCAACCGCGGTTCATGTTGAATTTCTGCTTGATAAAGATAAAGCATGCATAAAGACTTGGTTAGAAGTTAATAAAAGAGTATGGGACATACAGCAAGAATTTAAAGATAAATTTGAGGATGGATGGAAATATTCTGCAACAGGTAATTCTGGATGGTCAGATGTACAACCAGGTATTAACCCTTGGAGTTTAGATATGATTCGAGATAAAAAAGATTATGATGGTAATCCAGTTACCGTAAAACATATCGAAAGATCACTTGATATTCCTAAAAGTCCTTCAATAGGTGAATGGCCAGCAGAAGTTTCTGGTATCTATCATAAATATTTGCCAGCGGGTAGAATTATGGGACAAACTGTAATGGGTGAACAGTTTTTACCTAATATGCCAGAGAGATATCGTAGTGATTATATTGATCGTTTAACTGGAAAATATTTTATGGGTACTTCCTTTGCATGGTTAGATTTAACTGATCCATCAATTTTTAGTGGAGAGAAAGATGATGCTGCTTGTTGGGTAATCGGTATTGACTATGAAGGTAATGCAAGACCTGCATTTAATTCAGTACCAAGAGAAAAAGATACTAAAGCACATCCATTAAGAGCTTCTCGACATGCAGGTAGACCAGCATGTTTATTTGTATATCAACCTTTTAGTGATGTACCTTTTGATGAATGTTCAATTACATTGAAATATAATAAAGGGTATGGTTTTAGTACTAATGCAAAAGCTGATTGGGTTGATGGTACAAATGAAAAAGAAATGTTTGCAACATCTGGAAAAGATTATAATTATGTAGGTCAAATGTATGAAGCTTTTCCAAAATTTATAGTTACATCAGGTGGAAATAATATCGCAGCAGACGGAACTGATACAGTCGAATTTAAAATGGTTGATAATGATGGCAAAACTATTGAAAAAGATATTCAATTATTTTTAGAAGCAACTGGTGGATATTTACCGAAACAAAGATTAACCACTAATAAAGGTGTAGGTACTTTTAAAGTTACAGCCTTAGGTCTTACTTCAGGTGAAAAATTTAAAGTAAAAATTGGATTTCGTAATTATACTGGTGTTGCTGATGTTGATTATACAGTAGATTAAATTCTACAAGGGGATTAATATTAATCATTAACTAATTGAGGACTTTATGACTAATTCTTTGGTAGAAAAACCAGAACATTTAAAATTTTTTGAAGAACATCCAAAGGGAAAAGAACAAGAAGATACTAGAACCGATCCATTAGATGGCCATGCTAGAATAGAACAACTTTGGACAACGCCTTTCATGGAGGTAGATATAACTTTACCTGATGCAATGCGTTATGATTTGATTAATGTTCTACATAAAAAAGAACAATCATTACAAGAAATTCGTGATGAAAATCCTCAGTTTTATTCTATTGTAGATTCAAAAGGATTTTACGCAACTACACATTATAATTTATTTGCTAATCCACAAGAGTATCCAGAAAAGGATACTATATTAGAATTTGAAAAAATATCAACTAAATTAATTCGTTATTATATTCGTAAAGGTTGGGGTATACAACAAGCGGATGAATTAGAACTTGAAGGTAGATGCTTTGGAAATATCCAACAACCTGGTGCGAGAACATATCCTCATTACCATCAAGATGTTAATGGTGTTTTAGTTCATTATTTATCTATGGGTGAAGGTAATCTAACAGATAATGTAATGAAAGATTCAGAAAAATCACCAAGACATCCTACTCATAATGTTTTATTTCAAGATCCCCGACCAGCAATCGCATATCCATATTGGCAAAAAATTCATGCCGTAACACCAAGAGTAGGATTAACTCTTATTCATCCTAATTATCTTTGGCACGAAACAAATCCTTGGTTAGGACAAGGAGAAAGAAGTTGTATTGTAGTTAATTTTAGAATTGTATCTCACGGGTATAATGAGTTAATTAAACCTTTTCGTTTTTGATTTTAAGGAGAAAACATGGCGAAGTTTAAATTTTATTTAGAATCTCCAAAAGAAGATGGTAAAGAGATTGTATTAGATTATGATAATGATACATCTGAATTACGTTTTGATAATGGAGATATTGTAGTACCTCAATCTGAATATCGAGATTGGAAACCTTTTTACAAAATGGATGAAGGTAAAAGACAACTTAAAACAATTAAAATACAGTTAGGTTTGAAATGTAACTATTCTTGTGAATATTGTTCTCAAAGATTTGTTCCTAGAAATCCAGATGATACTTATGCTCATCAAGACGAATCTGAAAAAACCGCAAATGAAATTGAAGAATTTGTTAATAAATTTGAAGGTATAGAAATAGATGAAGAACCCCATTTTGAGATGTGGGGTGGAGAACCTTTTTTATATTTTCCAAAAATGAAATTAGTAACTTTGTATTTAAGTGAAAAATTTCCTAAAGCTACTTTTAGTGTTATAACTAATGGTTCTTTACTTAATCAGGAAATTATAGATTTTCTTGAACAATATGATTTTTCTGTTTCTATTTCTCACGACGGTCCTGGTCAAAAAACTAGAGGTCCCGATCCTTTAGATGATCCAGAACAAAAGAAATGGTTATTTAAATTAAGAAATATTTTAATGCCAAAAGGTAAATTTTCTGTTAATGCAATGATTCATAAAGATAATGATAGTCGTGCAGAAGTTAATCGTTGGATTAAAAATCAGTTTGGTATGGTTCCAATAGGAGAAGGTGGTGTAATTGATGCATATGATGAAGGTGGTGTATCAATGTCTTGGAAAACAGAAGATGAACATATTGGATATAGAAGAAAAGCATTTAAAGAAGTAATGAATAAAAAGATTGAACAATTTACTATGTTAGAAGGAAAAATTCAAAATTTTATTGATTCATTAAAAGAACAAAGACCTTCTTCATCTTTACTACAAAAATGTGGTATGGATATGCCAAGTACAATTTCAACAGACTTAAATGGAAAAATAACAACTTGTCAAAATGTAACTACATCTTCTAATAATCCAGCGGGTATATCACATGAGATTGGTACACTTGAAAATTTAGAAGAAGTTAATATTAAAACAGGAACTCATTGGTCAGATCGTGTAGAATGTCCTAAATGTCCTGTATTACATTTATGTCAAGGAAGTTGTTTATTTTTAAGTCCTGATTCAAAAGAATGGGAACTTTCTTGTGAAAATTCATATAGTGATAATGTTGTTTGGTTAGCAGCATCATTGTATGAACTTACAGGAAAAATTTTATATAAGATTGAAGGTCCTCAACCAGAACATAGAAAAGATATTTTTGGATTTCAAAAAGACGAATATATTAAAAAAGCAGAAGAAAGGGAAGCTGTAACGACAAATTAAATTATGCGTGAATTTTCTTCTATACCATTTTATCGTTTTATGATTAAAGGTGGGAAATTTGATCGAGTTGAATATTTTTATAAACATATTGTAGCTCGGAAAATGAACTCTCCTGGACAGTATGAATTGTCTTTTGAATTTGAGATTCTTGGAGGTAATTATAAAGATCGTGGGTATGATTCAGACCAAGAACATTTAAATACTAAAGTTAATGAAACCAACGAGGAATTATTTATTGAAGAAATAAAAGAAATACTTAATCATTTAGTTTCGATAAAAGACGCACGACTTCTTATACAATGGATAGAATGAGTGCATTTTTTTTATAAATACAAGAAAACCGCTTTATAGGATTAAAAATGGCAGCAATTTTAGATCAAACAATAGATCAAGGTACATCATACAGTAATACTATTACCGTATTTCAGTCTGATGGAACAACGGCATTAGATTTAAATGGCTATACTGTTGCTTCACAAATTAGAAAGAATTTTACTTCTTCTTCATTTCATACAATTACTTGTACAATAGTTTCACCCACTACTACAGGTAAAATTAATTTAACTTTAACTCCAGCACAAACTGAAGCTATCAAATTTGGATATTATTATTATGATGTAGAAATTACATCAGGCTCAGGAACAGTTACAAGAGTTATTGAAGGAAAAATGCACATTAAACCAGGTGTAACAAGAGCATCTTAGAGAGGAAATACTAATGAGTAATTTAGTAGTTAAAACTTTATTTACAAGTGATCCATCTGATGTTATTAAGGTAACAACATCTTTGGGTACAGCAAATGTTAATGATTTAGCTGATGTTGATACTTCTGAAACAATACCAAACGATGCATTATTAATTTGGGATACAAATACTGCGAAGTATAAACCTATTTCGTATAAAACTTTAGTAATAGATGGACAGACATTTTAAATATTAAGGGGATAAGAACATGCCGAATGTCATACAAATTAAAAGAACAACTACATCTAATATCCCTACTTCCAATTCTGGTGGAGATATTACTGCTGGTGAATTAGCATATTCTTACTCTGCTGCTGACGGAAGTGGAAATGAATCGGGTGTAGGTAAATTATTTATAGGTCATGCAGATGGATTAGCTGGAGCAAATGCTGCCGCAATTATTGGTGGATCATTTTTTACAAATATGTTAGATCATACTGCCGGAACAGCAACGGCTAATTCAGCAGTTTTACTTGATGGTAATTTACATACCGATCATGTTAAAACAACTAATTTACATATTGGTAATTCTGGGAGCGCAACACAAGTAACTGCAACGGGTGCAGAATTAAATATATTAGGTGGTGCTACTTTATCTACATCTGAATTGAATACACTTACTGGTATTACTGCTTCAACGACAGAGTTAAATAAGATAGATGGATATACAGGAACTACTGCACAATTAAATACTGTTGATGTAACTCCCGGAACATTAACTGCAAGTAAAGCAGTTGTTGTTGATTCAGATCAACATATAGATAATTTAAAAACTGGTACTTTACATTTGGGGGCAGCAGGAAGTACTACTGCTGTAACTGCATCAGCAACCGAGTTGAATTTGTTAGATGGTATAACAGAAATTGATACAGATATTACAAGTGTTGCTGCAACTCATACTACGTTAGCATCAGCAAAAGCAATTAAAGCATATGTTGATTCTAACCGTGCAGGATTAGAAGTTAAAGATTCGTGTCGAGTAGCAACAACTGCTCATCTAACTGCTACATATAATAATGGTGCATCTGGTGTTGGAGCAACTTTAACTAATTCTGGTTCACAAGCAGCAATTGCAATTGATGGTGTAACACTAAATGCAAATGAAAGAGTTTTAGTTAAAGATCAAACATCTGCGGCACATAATGGTATCTATAAAGTTACTGATGTTGGAAATGGATCTACTAATTGGATATTAACTAGAACAACTGATGCTGATACAACCGCTGAATTAAATTCAGGTGTATTTACTTTCGTAGAAGAAGGTACTAGTAATGCAAATCACGGGTTTACTATGACCCAAGATACTACTATTAATTTTGGAACAACAACTGTTACATGGACTCAATTTTCAGGAACAGGAATGATAACGGATGGTAACGGGTTATCAAAATCTGGAAATACCATGGCGGTTAATACTGGTACGGGTATTACAATTACATCTGATAATGTAGTTATTGATACAGCATGGGCGGGACAAGCTGCTATTACAACTGTTGGAACTATTGGAACAGGTACATGGGCAGGAACTGCTGTTGCTTCAGGATATGGTGGAACTGGCATTGATACTTCAAGTTCAACTGGTATTCCAATAGTTACAAGTGGTACTTGGTCAATCTCTGCTTCATTAGGAACTGCTTCTGGTGGAACAGGTGCAACAACATTTACTTCTAATGGTATATTATATGGTAATGGTGCTGGAGCAATACAAGTTACTGCTGCTGGTACTAATGGTTATTTTTTATATTCTAATGCTGGAACACCAGCATGGACAAATGTAATAGATGGAGGAACATTTTAATAATTAACAAGATGGAGGATTTATGTCTGAAAATGGTACTGATGAATTGAATGAGAAGTTGCGTTACGCACAGAATTTAATTACTATTTTACAAACTATGTTAAATGAAAGAACAGCTCAGGCAATTCAGCTCGAAGCAAGAATTAAATGTTTAACAGAAGATTTAGAAAAATCTAAACCAAAAACTGGGGAATCAGTAGATGCCGATAGTAATAAAGCCGAAAAAAAGTGAAACAGCTTCGTCAATCCCATCAACAAGTGATTTAGATACTGGTGAGATTGCAATGAATACGGCAGATCAAAAAATCTATACTAAAGATTCAAATGGCGCAATTATTGTAGTTGGGTCTGGTGTTGGTGGTGCAACTACCGCATATGTTGACGCTAAAGCAATTACAATGGCAATCGCATTAGGATAAAACTATGGCAATTACATCAAGAACACAGTTACAAGATTATTGTTTAAGAAGATTGGGTTGGCCTGTTATTGAGATTAATGTTGATGACGATCAAATATCAGATAGACTAGATGACGCTTTAGAATATTTTGGAGAGTATCATTTTGATGGTGTTGAAAAAGTTTTTTTAAAGCATACATTAACACAAACCGATATTGATAATGAGTATATTCCAATGAATGATCCTATTATAGGTGTTAATAGAGTTTTACCAATTCCTAATTTCAATGCTTTTCAAACTGGGTTTTTTAATGAAGAATTTCAATTACGTTTAAATGATTTAAATACATTTACAGGAACATCATTAATTAATTGGAGAATGTCATTATCAAATTTTTCAATGGTTGATTATTTATTTACTG